ACTGACTTTTTCTTATCAGCAGCGTTTACTTGCCTAACTCTAGCTCTTGCCCAAGAGTATCCTGCGTCTCCACCCCAAAGTAAATGTGCAACATAACCAGCACTTGGATTATTTGGATTACCCCAATTTTCTGCTTGTCTATCTACTGCATGCCTGTCAAAAAATGCTTTCATGCGTTTAACAGTTCTTGGTGACAGGTTTACCCTGTTTTTTATGTCCCTAGCTCTTGCTACTCCTACTTCTGTACCGCCTCTGCCAAACTCTCTTCGATATTCTAAACCTTTAGCAGCTTCATCTGCCATAGCTTTTGTAGGCTTAAAATTAATATGTGAATATTTGTCTTGCTTTTCTATTACATTAACTTTATCTTCATCCGCAGCCGTTTTGAATCCATGCAAATATGCAGATTTCATTTCGTCATTTACTAGACTTTTAAGATCTTGAATCAATGCAATCATTACATTTGGTAGTCTTTCATTAAGCTCTGAGTAAGATTTTGCAGACCTAAGTCTGTTTACTTCTCGTTTGATAGTAACTGCAAGGTTTCTATCTAAGGCCGATACAAGTCTGCTTGTTCTTTTTGCTCCTCTTCCGCCTGAGACATTGGCAAACTTCTTGAGTCTGTTTCTGGTAATATTAGCTCTCCTTCTTCATCTAAATCTACAGTAATTCCTACTCCTTGAAATGCAGCAATAACATCTGCTTTAGTTCTTAGATTTGTCAAATGCATTTGTTCGTTACGTTCATCTATGTCATTGAACACTATTTCCCAATCTGTAATCTTAAGAATTTCTAACAATGGTTCAAAAAAACCTTTTACTAAAATGTTCTGTGTTTCTGTTATTGTTCTGTCCATCATAGACAATTGTTCGCCTTCTGCATTTAGTCCGCCAACTCCAGATACATCGCCAACTGCCAATGGCATAATTCCATAAGCTGAATTAATATCTTGATTTACTTTTTCCATATAAGGGATCATACCTGCTTCTCCCTGACTTGGCATGATTGTAACAAACTTAGCTCCTGATTGTCCTTCACCTGATGATATAATTGGGACAAAGTTAGGATTGCGTCTGGTTTCTTCAGCAATGTATTCTCCTAATCTGTTAAGAGCAGTTTCATCCAAGTTTGGAATATCTAAAAATCCTTTTGGTGGTCTTTCTAATCTAAATAATTTGTTTTGATAGTTTTCTATTGCCAATGCAGTTTCTATCTTTTTCATCAATCCAACTATTGGCGATTGTCCATACAATCTAGCTGTAGAACTATACTTGTTAAAATGTATTACTTCATCTCTAGCAAACGGTATATCTCCTTCTACATCTTCAAATGTATATGCAATTAATTCTAGTTTTGTACCACATTCAGAACAAGCAGACCCACTTCTCGTTCCTCTACAAGTAGGGCAAAATTTGTTTTCTGTTTGGAATCTACCAAATCTATCTGTATTGTATCGCATTTGTTTGGAATCTTCAACCCATAACTGAGATACTTTCTTACCTAAAATTCTACCCGAATCATCTTTGACATAATCGTAAACTATAGAAATCCATGCATCATCAAAGACTTCAAGCTGTCTAATCAATGCTTTACAAAATTCTTCACCAGTAATATCACTGTCTCCGTTGCTTGGGTCTTTCAACAAATGCTCAAGAAGTGCCTTCTGGTCTTCACTAGGATTCTCTACAGTCTGTTCTAGTCTGTAACCTTTAGCGATTGTTTGCGAAGCAATACGATTGATTACCGTTTGAAGATGAGAGTAATTTATAGCTAAATCTTCTAAATGATGTAAGTTGTATATTGGATCTATACGCATAGGCCCTGTGCTTCCCATAGCAGGAGCCATATCGTAAACTGGTGTCCTGGCTTCCTTCTCTAAATTACCATCTAAGAATGTTTGTAGATTAGATGTTTGTTTGGGCTTGCTCCTAAATCTGTCTAAAAATCCCATGCTACCAGTCTGGGTCAGACCTCTTTGCTCTAATAAGCCTTTCTCTATTATCGGCTTGATAAATGTAATTCTTAATCGCTGGTTCTAAAAATTTAGCAACTGTGACTCCATGTGTTTTTGCAAGTACTTTTACATCTTCTCGAACTCGGTTGTCAATGCCCTTAAGTTCGAGTCGAGCCATTATGATGACAAGCCCTCTGTACTTTGGAAGTTGAAAGTTTTCTCATGGATAATTTTAGGCCCGTAGCTTGTCATCGGTATTGACTATGCCCACTGCCCTTTATATATTTATTCAGTCTTCAACAGACCAGGTATAGTATGTATCTTCAGCCTTTTTTCTCATCTCTTGAACTGCCTTAGATGATTGGTGCATTTTTAACTTATTTTGAATCCTTCTTCTGGATCTTTGAATTGACTCATCACAAGGTGCATAATGTAAAAGGTCATACAAATCTGATAAGAACTTGTCTTCTTCACATTGCCTACCTTTAGGACTAGTAGCTCTGTAAAACTCTTGAAGAACTGAGTAATACAAAAATTTAGTATTGTCTCTGCAAACGTCATGCTCTTTTAAATGACGCATTACCAGGTCTTCTACTTTATTCAACTTCTTTGTCAAACCCACTTTTTATGTCCTCTCTTACTTCTTTGATCCACTGTCTTGTGGAAGTTACAAAGTTATCTTCACGATTTACTTTGGCTAACTTAATTGTTATTGGTTCTAATCTTCGCATACTAAACATCTCCATCCTGATTCCATACGGATCTTGGGACTATAGCATTCATCACAACGATATAAGATTAACTGCATTCTTCACCTCTCTCTTTTTTGCGTTTGATAAATTCAGCATAAGCTTTTGCAAATGCTTTGTCATCTGGTATAAATCTGATTACTGTTGTCTTACCCATTTATTGCCTCCATTTAGGTTTGTATATTCCTAGCTTGTCAGTTTCTACCCAATTAATTTTTCTCGTACTTTCTTTGACTGTAAAGTTATTGCCTCTACCAGCATAAAGTCTAATATTATCATAGCAAACTCCTCTGTTATTAACTTCAGTAGTAGTTTTTGTTAAATATATTTTAACACCTTTGTTAAGCTCGATAGCACTATCGTAAATGTTATTGTCAATCATGACATTCATGTAATCTCGTAGATAGTGACCAAAGTAATATTCCCTGCCACTAAGTATTGAAGTATCTATTACTGCCATTTACATATTCTCCGCATAACACCATGTGCAAACAGAAACCTTTTTTCGATCTCCTGTTTGATTACACGTTTTGAAATACTCAATGTGAGTTGAGTTGTGTTTTTTGCATATTTTTTGTGTTTTGATTGTTGAGTTATTTTTGCTCATACTATATTAGTGGATAGGGGTTATATAAGCGTTTACCCTGTGTTTTGTGCTTAGGTCTGTTTTTTCTAGAGGTATTTCAGATTCCGAAAGCATATATAACTACAACCTTTTCAGAGTTACAAGTGAGTATATTGCCCAGGCTACCATCGTAATCAAAACTGCCATTAGAAATCCTGTAATTATTTCAAGAACGATTTCCAACCATATCTCCTACTATCGGTGTATAGATAGATTCTAGTTTGCATTTGTAACAATCTACAACTGGCCTACCTTCTTTTTTATGATCCTCGCTAAACATAAAATGGTATTTTTCTAAATGACTGTGTTCTTCTTCCCAACGCTCTCCGCAAACAAAGCAATCGAATCTCCACCTCATTTAGTCATCTCCAAACATTTTTTACAGTTCACAAAGCTCATATGTCTATTTTTCATAATCCTGTATTCCTGTTTTGTACATCTATATCCACAAAGTGTTGTATGTTCATCATGTCCTGCTTTGTGTCGCTTCATTAATCTAGCGTAATAACTGACCCTTGAAAACAGTTGTTGATGTCAGATACTCCGTACTTTAATTTATTGTAACAATGTTTGCAACGCTCTTTATCTTCACTCATATTACTATGTTTTCCTATTGGGTCGTTACATTCTATGCAAGCTTTCCATTCGTCTTTTGTTAAAGTGTTTCCTTTATTCATTTTGGGTTATATGTGCCGTTATATAACCCTTTAACCTTAAAAATTATCCCAGCTTGTAACACGGATTCCACGTTTATCTATGTCTTGTATCGCTAACTCACACATCCACAAAGATATTACTGCATCTGATGTATGTCCATCTAGCCTACCATTCTTACCCCACATCAATCTAGACAATCCTTCTACAAGTTTTCTTGATCCGATAGGCCCTGACTTGTTTACAGATTTATTCCAGGGTATAATGTATTTACCTTGTTCTAGAGCCAAAGCAATTCTAGGAATACCAATCTGTGCATGATGTTTTTCTGATCCAGTTCTGTGGCCCTGAACGGGCAAAGATGCCAAATCCTTAGCTGCGTGTGCTACCAATCTCTGGAACCCATTAGTCTCTACCATAATCATCGTAGGATTGTGTTTCTCTGCCAATGATACCAAATTCTTTACCTGAGATGTCAACCAACCTGCTCCTTCTGCTTTTACCTTACCACACCACTGATACAATATCTGACGCACCTTAGTATCTCTGTCATAAGACACAACTGTGTATGCAGTCTCGTCATTTGTAGTATCAAGACCTACTGCTAAATCCACGCCTATTACAATATCTGTATCTCCTATTGGTTTGTCAAATCCTAATGATTCATCTAAACATGGCTCAATAACACCCCACGGAATAACTGCGGTTTCTGGATCTAGCGGATTAAGCATATACTCAGATTCAAATGCTCTAGTTCCCATAGAGCGTCTTTCAGCTTCTAATCTTTCCATTGTCCAATATTCAGGCCATCTTGGTTTGCCTTCTTGATTTAAGGCAGGATGCCAAACGTTTGCCCAATCTGGACTTTGCCGTACCCAATCGGTTGCATCGCCAACTCTCTTCTGTGTACCAATCAACAATATCTTACCGTCTGGCAATCTCATTGGCATTACAACTCTTTTGATAAAATGTATAACTCTGTCATCTGACATTTTAGGAAACTCTTCCAGAATGTCATCTAGAATAATTAAATGAACGTGTGGCCCTTCTAAAGATTTACTAGTAGATGCAGCTCTAATCCTACTGCCGTTGCTAAAATGCTTCTCACTCTTTTTCCATGATCCTCCATCTTCTTTACCTTTAATGAAACTAGATAATCTCCAAGAACGTTTACATAATTCTTCAAACTGTTCTAACTTATCTATTGCTTGGTCAAGTGTTGCAGATACATACAATGCCCTGTAGTTTGGATATTTAGACATCATGTATGCACAGTATGTTAAAGTAAACGTAGTCTTCAAGTGACCTCTTGCACACATTATTCCTACATATCTTTTATCAGAATTAATTGTATCAAACCAGCTCTTGTGCATTTCTCCTAGAGGAACATACTCGCTAGGTTCCATACGCATAAAGTCAGTAAGTATATCATTAGCAAAATCAATAAACTCCAAATCTTCTTGTATAAGGCCTTTAGCAAGTAAGTGTTGTGTAAACTGTTCTAATCCTTCAATGTTTGCCATTTACTAACGTGTTCCTCATTTATGCTTACGGTAAGATACTTTGGATTCTGGTCATAAAGATAGTCTGATAAATCTTGAATGTTATCTGTTTCATAAATTACCTTACCTGTTTCGCTATCGCAAATCCTAAACACTCTCAATCTCCATAATCATTTCTCCGATTTGTTTTGCGACCTGGGGGACAACTGCGTTTCCAAGTGCTTTAAGTCTGTCCACCCTTCTGGGAACCCCATTAGCCACTCGACCCACGTTGGGTTCAACGTCCCACCCTTTCCACCTTGAGGTTCTACTGCAAAATCCAATCTGTTGGATTTGTCGTGCGCCCGTTTGTGATTCTTTGACCATCCCTTGTAATCGCTTTGTGTCGGTGTCGGAAACTTCTCCACATAATTTACCGCATCTTTCAACCTGACTCCCCATCTCACTCCCTTTTTGTTTACTCTGCTGAAACTCCCGTTTCGTAATTCTACGTTGCTTGCTGCTCCTCCTCCTTGATATGCTGTCGGTGTCGGCCAATTTAGCGATGATAAAGATTCTTTCTCTTCTGTGCAACGCACCAACGCCACCCTGTCCTCCCGCTGGGAACACATCCCAGACCGCATTATACCCGCTCTCGGCCAAGTCCCTGAGAACTTCTGCAAATGCCCTTCCAGAGTTTGCTGATAGCAACCCCGTGACGTTTTCAGCCACGACCCATCTTGGTTTAACTTGGCGAATGATTCGTGCAAATTCTCCCCAGAGCCATCGTTCATCAGCAGTTCCAGCACGTTTTCCTGCTTGACTGACAGGTTGGCAGGGGAAACCCCCACAGATAAGATCGACTGACTCAAGTTCTTTTCCGTCAATGGTGTAAATGTCTCCGTAGATTTCTGTTTCTGGCCAGTGGTGTTTGAGGATTTGACTACCAAACTTATCTACCTCCACCATCCAGGAACATTCCATTCCTGCCATCTCAAGGCCCAAATCCAATCCTCCAATTCCTGAGAATAAACTACCAAATCTCACTCCAAGTCCCTTACCATTTCTACCCAGTTTCTAATTACTAAATTAATCTGCTCTTGTGATAGGTCTGCCCTCTTCATTGCTTCAGGCATCTTCTCTGCAATCTCTTGGATCAAAGTATCTTGCAAGTCTTTTGCACCCTCAAGACGTTGCAGTTCTCGGATCACAGAAACCATCTCGTAAGCTCTAATCTCTGACGTACTGCTATCTAATTGTGATGTGAATTTGGACTGTATTGATTGCAGTGTTTTGATATTCCTTATAGTAGAACGGGTGCTATTACTTGCGGTTTCTTGCTTAATAACCTCTCTTTGTTCATCTAGTAAAGAATGCCAGTTGTCTTTCAATGCCCAACTCTTGATCGTGTTATGTGCTATAGAGTTGTTATATTGTTCTTTTAATTTATTAGCAATAGTCTTGTATCCCATTCCTTGCAGAAAGAATACTCTTGCTTCTTCCTTTATACTGTCATCATAGCGAGGCATTACAACTCTTCTTTCTTCCAATCCTTGACATAGGATTTGATTACTTGTCTAGCAAGTTCAGAAACTGGTCTGCCTTGTTGCTCTGCTATTTTACTAAACTCATCCCAACTATTCTTAGTTCCTTTTGGGAAAGTCAGCAAATACTGATAAGGTCTGTTCTTGTATGCCATGTTATTCCATCCGATTAGGGGTTATATAACTCTCCTTTCTTTTAACCAGAAGCTCCAATCTTTTTCTGGATACTTCAATGCTATCCAAGCCATCTGTGTTTCTGTAGGATTCATATTATCCAGGTAACTTGTTCTTTCTTTAACTGTATCAATGCTAGGTAGTAATCTAGCAAAGTCATCGCCTTCTTCTACCCATCTACCAAAACTACGTTTGAGTGATGTGAACTTATCTTTCTTATATGCTAACATCCAATCATTATCTCTAGATGCTTGTACTTCTCTTGCTTTGTCAGAAGTTCTAATCTCTGTAAGTCTATCTTCCAAGACAGCTAAGTTATGTTCTTCGTTTTCTAACTCAGCCTGTATTTTCTTATATTCAAATCTTTTAGTTGAGATCTTGGTTCTAAGTTCTTCAGTTTGTAGTGTCAAAGACATTACGTCATTCTTTTCATCCATCAATCTAATAATCGACATCTCTATCATTTCAGACATAGACCTGCCTCTACACCAGCCTTTAAACCTCTCCCATAATTGTGGAGACACTGATATTCCTCTGACGATTCTAACCTCGTTATTATTCTTTCTTTTTCTACCCATTTTATGACCTCTGGAAACTTGGGATACTATAACCCATTAAATAGTTATTTCTTATATATGTTATATAAAATCTTATATATATTATATAAGAAAAAATGTATTATTTTTCCTCTTCCTCCGCTAGTATTTCTTTCTTCATTTTAGTTATATAAGCATCCCATTTAGCTAATAGTTTATCTGAATCCACGATTAATCCTCTCTCTTAACCAGTTGACACCAGTCCAGAATCCTGCAACAAAAGATATAAAACAAAAAAACAATGCTAGTACATTACTCATTTTTCTTTTCCTTTAGTATATCTCTGATCATGTTTTTCATTAAGACAACCATCATACCAAGTCCTGTATCAAAAGCTTTTAATTCTTTGTCTTCATATTCCATGACATTTTTAGCTCTAAAGTTTCCTGCGTGAATAATCAATTCATTTAGTAAAACTACCCAAGCATCTTTTACATTACTCATTTCTGCAATCAGCACAGAAACTACCATGCTCCTCCACATCTAATGGTGTGATAATAAATCCACAGCTTTTACATCTCCAAGTCATTTCTTACCTCTACTTAATGCAGCAGCCTCTTTAGCATCTGCTACAGCTTCTAAAACTTTTAGTTTAACACTCTTTCGTAGTTGCCTGAAACTAAACTCTTGGATCTTATCATCTACTTTTTCCCTAGCATCTAGAGTAACTGTTTCACTGACATCAACACGAATAGATTCGTACTGCTGAGAACCTGCAACTGTGATTCCCATCTTAACAGTATATCCTTCAGTTTCCATCTACTACCTCCTGTGATTTCTTCTTCCAGGTCTTGTCAACAATAGTATGACATCCTGAACATTGTATAATACAACAATCATAAATATCAGCAGAAATTACTTCAGCTATCAAATCAGAACCGCACTTCATACAATTCATAACAGACCTCCATAAAGTTCTTCAATACAATCTTCACAACCAAATTCATTTGAAATATATTCTACAAGTTTGTTTTCAGGATGTTGATCCTTACAGTAAAAACAATTCATTTATTATCTCCTTTTGATAATCTAAATATTTCAGATTCTACATATACTTGCAAATCCTTGTGTGCATGATTCTTAAGAATCTCAACACACATTAACAGATACTTCTTTCGGTCTACTAGTATCGTATCCATTTATAGTTGCTCCAATTTATCTAACAAGTCCCACATTCCTACGACTTTAGTTTTCTCAGCATCTTCATGCATCCAGTCTCTTTCTTTTAATTTTTGAACATGTTTCAAGACTGTTTCTCTTACTTGTTCCAGGCTAACTGTTTTTTCTGTTTTTGTTTTCATTTTTTGTTTCCTGCCCTTTTTGGGCTACCTTAAGATAGAGTGGGGTTATATATACTTTACTATGACTAATTCCTTTACCCAAAAGCTTATATAACCTATAGCTATATTGAGATTACCACACAAAAGATGTGGCAAAGGAAACAAACAAAAATGACAACAAAAACATACGACAGACTCAAAGCAAAAAGCAATGATGAAGGTAGAATGCCTACAGTAAAACAGATTTGTAAATTGCTTGATGATGAAGGGATCGAATACACTTGTGACTCTTGGTCAGAATATAAAACTACAAGTGGAGTAGGTATGAGATACAGCACAGGCGGTGGAAGTAAACTTTACGAAGGTTACAGATTAGCAATAGATGACAGCGTAACAAAAGTAAGATTTGATACCACAGATTCTTGCTACAGTGTAAACACTTGGAACTATGCTGGAAAAATTGTAAGGATAATAGACAGAGCAAGGGAACAATGAAAGAAAAGAAAGACCTTTTTGATGAGATGGCAGAACACTATGGAATGCACGGCCTTCCTGTTGCTAACAATGGTGGCGACATGGAAGCCATGCTTCTTGCATATTTAGAAGAAGGAGATGGACATTATGATGGACATGATGAAGATTTACTACCCTGGTCTTTTGATCTAAGAGACTTACAACCTAGTGAATCTGGAGATTTGATGGATGACTTGTCGATACTATTACAAGGATGGCATCAATATGGAAGGACATTCGCTTACGCTTCATTAGATAATTATGGCTTTACACATCTTGTAGAGTATGAAGGTTTTATTTATAAGATAGAAATATCTGATAATATGGGTCTAGAATCAATGGACAAAATAGGAAAGGTATAATGATTATTAGTAGAGAACAATGGGAACAGTTTTGCAAGGTAAGAGACAGTGGACAATACAATATGATAACTGAATGGGAACTAGCTATAACTGAAACATCGCTATCAAAAGAAGAATGGTTTTACATTGTATCAGAATATCTAGCATTAGAATATAGCTTTAGTAAACCTGACATCTCTTCTTCTCCAATATGGCTTATAGATAATTTAGTATTAGTAAAGGAATTGTTAGAAGCTGAATTGTTTTTCTCAGAAGACCATGACAATGAACAGTTACTTGCAGCAGTTGAAATAGCTATTGATTTTATTCAAGACCCTAAAACAAGAGGAGGACTATGATGAACATAGTAGAATTGTTTGGTGGATCATGCAGCTTTAGTAAGGTTGCCAAAGCAAAAGGACACAATACATTTACATCAGATTGGAAACAATACGGTAAGATTGATTACGTTACAGACATTATGGATTTTGATATTAGTAAAGTCCCATTTGATGTAGACTTTATTTGGGCAAGTCCGCCATGTACTTACTTTAGTGTAGCTAGTATTGGTAAACATTGGTATCCAGACCACACTCCAAAAAGTGATAATGCTATGGAAGGAGTTGCTATTGTTAAAAAAACTATGGAAATTATAAAACAATTAAATCCTTCTTTTGGTTGGATTGTAGAAAACCCAAGAGGTAAATTAAGAAAACTTGATTTGATTGATAACAAATATCTTAACACAGTTACATATTGTAGATATGGAGATACCAGGATGAAGCCTACAGATTTGTGGACTTCATTAACTCCTTATTGGGAACCACGAAAAATGTGTAAGAATGGTGACAGTTGTCATGTGTCTGCACCTAGAGGAAGTACAACTGGAACACAAGGAATCAAAGGAGCTTACAATCGATCTAAGGTACCTAAAGAATTATGTGCTGAAATTATAGAGATAGTAGAACAATTAACTAATGTTGCTGGTCTTCCTACATTTGATTACGAAGTATCTCAACAAACTACATTGTTTGATTTCTAAAGTTGTAGTTGTCTTACGAAATCCTTTAAGTTTAGTTCTGGTTCGCCCAATGTTAATTTAGTTACCAATGTATCGCCTATTTCAGTTTCGTAGGCCACTACTGGTAGGATTACATCCTTTTCTAATACAGGAACGTCTAACTGCACTAAATCGCCCAATCCTACCCATTCTACGTTGTGCATAGTTATAGCATAATTAAATGTGGGTTTCAAAAATGATTGTAAAACTTCATACGCTGTATTTTCTAACTCTCCTCGATTTACAGTATCTAAAGTTATTAAAGCAGAACTAGGGCCAAATTGTTTGATGCTATCTTCATTGCTTAAAGATTTAAAAATATTAGCATCTGATTTACTTTGAGCTGTAATAGAATTAACTAATCGTGTTGTATCTATTTGCGCAACAATTCCTTCACCTGTAATATTTGCATTGTCTTCAGATATTTTAAGCACTGCTTGATTACTAGTATTTTTATGATCTGCTAAATAAATATCAAACTTGTTACCTGAACGTATTGCATAATTATATCTTACAAAATCAGTGCTTTCGTGAAAGTCATCATCAAAAGATGCAACCATAAACTCTATACATTTATCAATAAAGTCTTTGCGTTTTTGTAAACCTGCTAATCCCATTTCTTTAGTAGCTTTTATTGATGAACCTAGTAATGTTTCCCTTACATTTATATCTCTGTAATCTGCTGCATCTTTAATCAAAAAATATAAATCTTGACCAATAATGTCAGACTCTTTAAACTCATTAAATTCAGAAGTAGCTAAGAATGTAATTCTATCTAAAGCTACAATTGAATGCGTTTGATTACCAGGTTTAATTATTTTAATAATGCCTTCAAAATTTAAATTGTGTACACCGCCGCCTCTTCCTATTTCAATTTTTAACACTGCACCTAATCTACATTTTATTAATGATTCTTTATCAGATACTTGTATTGTTACGGATCTTGGCTCGTTTACTGTAGCTTTATAGAATACTTTGCTAACAGTTAAAACGTGATTGTCATCTACGGTTGCTGTAATGTCTATCTGTTCAGCTAGATTAACAGATTCAGGTATGGGCATTAACTAACATCCTCACCAAGAATTACAAAGTTTAGATTTGCTAAATAGACATTAGGGTCTACAGTATCTTTTGTAAGATTACCTGATTCCAATCGCATTCGCAATGTTCTGTATGATGTAGTTGGCGAGTCTAGTTTTTTACTGTCTAAGAAAACGTAATCGTATCGATTACCTTCCACCAAACTAAACAACGCCCTGTAACCTGTTTGATCTAGGGCTTTAGCTTGAACAGTTACTTTTGGAACACCTAATTTTGTTCTGGTAACACCTACAGGATAACGCCTTATGCCTAATGGCATCTGTGTAGAAATACCGCCACTTCTAGTTAGGTTTACTTTTTCTATAGCAATATTGCTTGCTAAAGCTAAATCGTCAAGGTTCAAAGTTTTTGGAGCTGTAGAAATAACTGAGGTTTCAGTTTCAGACCAGTAAAACTGAAAGTTAAAATCTGTACTTGTGCTGCCTCTATCAGTAGCATTATATCTAGTTTTAGAACTATCCACCACAGCTAAATAAAACTCGATTTCATCTTGAGCGTCTGCACTGTTAAAAACTGCACAACTTATAGTTGGTTTTTTAGCAGAGTCGTGACGAATAATAGTTGGCGTTTCGTCTGCATCCGTTGTTGCAACTGCTGTAGAAATGTATGTTCTTTCCTCTTCTGTCAAGTTATTTTCGTCTGTTTCTATTAAAGCAACATTGTAAAAATTACCGTCTTCAACACCATCGTTATCAGAGTCTTTTAAAAAAGATTTAAGTTTGTAAAATTTGGGTGAGTCAAATGTACCGTTGTCACCGCTATCGTTTCCGACTTTAATAATATCGCCTGTAAAAAAATTCTGTTCAAACCAGCAATCATGAAATCCAGAACGATGACTTGCTGACAAATCTTGAATAACGATTTTACCACTATTATCAAAATCTACAAAACCAGGGCTTGTTCCTCTGAGCATTGCGTGACCGCCCCATTTATACCTGTTAGCAAACCGATAAACATTGATGTCTGTGCCACTTGCGTGAGTCGTTGCAGCAGTGTTGTTATATCCTCTTTCTACACCAATAGTTGAACCAGACAATGAATGTACAAACATAATTTCATTGTCAATTTTAATTATGTCTCCAGGAAAAATAACTGAACCTGTGATTGTAAGTATATCATCTGTTGCATCTAAAGTTTCATCTAAATTAGAAGTAGAATCTACGATTGAGTTTGTAACATTACTGTCATAAAACAAATCTTTGTTAATTACAGTGTTTCCTGCTCCGCCAGTATCTGCTTCATTAGCTACTAAAATATATCGTTTACAATCATACAATCCACCATTTTCAGCAGCAGCTTTTGATACACATACAACACATTCTATTTCTTTAAAGAAAATTTCATCTCCACCAGAGTCAACTGCCACTGAACCTATATTGGGCCTAGCGTCTATGTCAAAAGAAGCAGGAGACGCAGTAGCAGAGGTAAATGCATAATGGTCAAAAAGCGCATCAGTATCAGTAACGCTATCACCATCACTCTTGTAACTAGCCAATCCAAATATCTTGAATGTAGTGTCATCAACATCTTGTGAACTTAATGAACCTATCTTAACACGTTTACTACCGTCATCAAACACACTGTTATCGTTTTCTAAAGCATTTGCTGTAACAATCGTGTTGCTGGAGCTTTCTGGAATATATCCCCATAAAAACTGGTCTATTGTAGTATCTGCACCACTTGATCTAGAATGTTGACCAGATAATGTCAACGCAGTTGTTCTGTCGCCATACTTA